ACCAACTCACAGTTTGATGGAATACAGGAATTCTTTGAAACAATGCCAAGTCTAAAGCATGTATTAAAGGTCAAGAATCCTAAGACTAAAGTTGTAAATGAGGTTGTATTAGAAGGATTATCTGATTTTTTCGCATAGCCCTCTTCCACGAGGGCATCATGACCTTTTACCAGACTAATTTTTCTCTCGTTCAACACCATAAATATAGCTTGACAGACATTGAGAATATGATGCCTTGGGAACGCGAGGTGTATGTGAATATGTTAGCAGCTCATCTTCAAAAAGAGAGAGATCGCATCGCTGAACAAAACCGACGCTAATGGACACAACAGCAATCACCAATTTTTTAAAGAATGCATCAAAGAATCTTGTTGCAGGAGTAGCTGGTGCTGTCACAAGTTCAGATGAAGTAAGAGTAGTTCCTGCTATAGCACCTATACCTATAGATGATGTGAATACATCATATGGTGCACCAGAAGCAATAGAACGACCTAAGAAAGAAGAAGGCAAAGAGCAACGTAAGTACGAAGAGATAGTAGAAGAAAGGATAAAGGAAGTAGCATTTAAAAAAAGTATGCCATACCAACCAGAAGTGGCATTGCAGAAGGGTGGTATTGTAAAACGTGAAACTATTGCAAAGGTTGGAGAGAAAGAACCAGAGGTAGTAACTCCTGTAAAAAACTATGGAGAGTCAGTAGAACAGGTATACAGACAGGGTGCAGCGTTAATTATAAGTTCGTCTCTTGGTTTCCTAAAAACATTACCTCCATCCCCTGCAAAAGGTAGTGTAATAGCAGAAACAAATAGATTAAAAGGTATTTTTGGTCTTGTTGAGACACCAAAACCACAAAAAGTTATTGGATTAAAAGCACCATTAGTATGGTGGGGTAGTGGTAAGGCAGCAGCAAAAGCGGGTGTTATGCCTACTCAGAAAGCAGCAGAAGGTGGTGGTAAAAAAGGTGGAGGTGGATTTAATTTACTACGAACTTTTAGAAATCTTAAAAATTTAGGTAAAAAGTTTAAGGTAGGTAAGTTGTTCAAGAAGACTAAGATCGGAAAGACTCTTAGGAACACAGCAGCGGGTGTCAAAAAACTAGGACGACCACTAGGTAAGTTAGGCAAGTCAACTGGTAAGTTACTTAAATCTGGAAGTAAAGCTGGTAAAACAATATTAAAGAAAGGTATTAAAAAAATTGGTGCAAAGGTAGGTGGTAAAGCATTAGCAAAGGTAGGTGCAAAGGCACTAGGTAAAGGACTATTGAAGAAGATACCTTTTGTTGGTATGGGTGCAGGATTGTTATTTGCAGGACAAAGATTGCTGAAGGGTGATTTTAAAGGTGCAATGCTTGAAGCAGCATCTGGTATAGCATCTACAATACCTGGCGTCGGTACTGCTGTATCCATAGGACTCGATGCTACACTTGCTGCTAAAGACATGGGCGTATTGCCAGGTCAAAAACAAGCAGAAGAACAGCAATCTGGTTTACAAGCACCTGATCCTACAAAGGACATGTATGGTCGACCTATTGTACTGAACCCACCAACTATGAAAGCATGGACAAGGGCAGTTAATCGTGCAGCAAAAGATGGCATTAACTTACCTATGAGTGTAACATCATCATATAGAAGTCCAGAGCAACAACAAGCACTGGTCGACGCAGCAGAAGCGGGCGACAAGAATGTAATTAATCCTGCACAACCTGGCAACTCACCACATGGTCAAGGTTGGGCGATTGATATTGACTACTCATCTAAAGCAAACGAATGGATGAGAGATAAAGGTAAGAAATTTGGTTTCCAGTGGCAAGGAGAGAAAGATCCTGTACATTTCGATTTTATAAACAACGATAATAATGATAAATGGTTACGACCTGGCAAAAATAAATGGATACCTAATGTTGATGATCCTGTTGGCGATCCATCATCAGGTGAACAAAAGTCAGGAGGACAACCACAAAAATCTGACACTTCAAGCATCACTGCACCTGGCACAATGCCAGAGTCAGTATCAACTCTAAACAATGAACCAGTAGTACAGGGAACAACAAACGTAGCAGGAAATGTAATTCCCGATCCAAAAGTTGTTCCTGTACCACAACAACCACAAATAATTACAGTTCCTTATAGTTTAAAGGGTAAAGAAAGAGAGGAGTACATTGAAAGGTCTGTAGCTTCTATTGATCCTTTTGGTAAAGGAGTCAAATATACGGTATGGGAGGATTATAGCGAATGAAATTACCTGGCGACTCCGATAAACAACAAGCAGTTTCGCATGAAATGATGCAACGATCTCTGCAGTCACAACGTCGTGTGGTGCAGAGAGTTGGGTTGCTTGAGGATAGAGTTGATCAGATAGAGTCAGCAGAAGTAGAGCCAGGCGTAGATATTGGTGACTTAGCAGATGGTGCTAAGAAAATTGCTAAGGGTATAGGCAAGTCCATAGGCAAGAACGCACAGTTGCTTGGTGATAAAGCAGGTAAAGCTGCACAAGCAGCTGGTAAAGCTGCACTAGATGCAACTGGCAAAGGTTTAAAGTCAGCAGCAGATGCAACTGGCAAAGGTATCAAAGATGCTGCGTCTGCAACTGGTAAGGGAATTAAAAAAGGAATAGGTAAAGCGGGTAAAGGTCTAACAAATGTAGGTAAAGGACTACGCGATTTTATAAAAGATAGAGCAAAAGTTGCCAAAGGAATTGGTAAGAAGAGTCCAGTTGGCAAAGGTGGTAAAGGTGAAGCGGACACTTCAACAGGTAGATCTAATGTAGCACCAAAACCAGAACCAAAACAAAATCTTGTACCAGATCCAGTAGCAGCAATGGGTGTAGATCCCAAGACTGGAGAGTACTTGTCTAAAGAAGAAAGAATAAGACAGTTTAAAGAACGTAGAGAGATGAGAGCACAGGGTATTGACCCTGATTTACCAGAGGCAGGAGATATATCAAAGGTTGACAAATTAGAAGATGCAGGGATAGGTGAAGATCAAGTCAAAAACAAAGTAAAGAAAGATTTAGAAGATGAATTTGACATAGATCCTAAGATGAAGAAGGCATTTATGGATGCCTTAGCACTTCCTGCTAAGTCTGCTGCTGTTGCAATGACAGACTTACTAGAGAAAATTCCTGCACCAAGTAAAGAAGCATCTAAGATATTGAACAGAAATATATCTAAGATATCTAATGCATTTAAGTTAGGTGCTGCTAGTGCTGAGGTTGCTAACGATGAAGAAGATAATGATAATAAAGAAGAGAAAGGTGGATCAGTTATAGGTGGTCTCCTTGCCAAAGCGATTAACTTTGTTAGAGGTAAAGTTGGCGGTGGTGGTGGAGAAGAAGGTGGAGAAGACACAGGTGGTGCCATAGTTCAAAGTCCTGGCGGTGCTATGGTTGGAGATCCTACAGAAGGAAGACGTGCACCATACACAGGAACTGCTGATGGCATAGGACTTGGTGATGGTGGCAAGGGCACTAGAGCAATGCAACCTATCAAAAAACGTAAGAGTCTTGCTAGGAAATTGTTCAACCTAACGCCTATGGGTATGGCGTTCAATGCAGGAAATAAATTGTTCAAAGGTGTCAAAAACATTGCAAATAGCAAAACGTTCAAGAATCTAAAAGGTATAGCTGGTAAGGCATTTGGCATGACACCTGTTGGTATGATGGCAAAATTCATGATGAAGAATAATCCTATAATGAAGAGAATATTCAACAAAGAGCAAACTACAAACTTAACAGAACTCACTGATAAGACAATACAAGAAAATAGAGATAGTGCTGACGCCAAAACTAAGAAAGATATTGCACTTGCTGCAGGAACAGGTGATGTTGCAGCTGCTCAAAAAAGTCCACCTCCAATGCAACAGGAGGGTGGTGCACTTGCTCAACCATCAATTAGAAAATCAAAGTACATTGATCTCTATAACACAACGTCTCAATTCTAATGTCAGTCAATACTCAATCTAATTTCCAACTAGTAAATTTCTTCATTGCGGATTATCCTCCCATTGGAGTGAATCAGGTATTGTATGTCAAATATACTGAAGACATTAGACAAGCTTCCATAACCATGGAGGTACAGGTAACTGATAGTGAGACTGGTTTTTTATCAGATCTACAAGGCATGGAACCTGTATTCATTCGCATAGCAGATAGTGAAAATAAAACTGAACTTGGTGGAGAGTTTGTTGTTTATGACATACAAGACAGAAGAAATATTGGTGGAAAATCATCAGCAGTATTAATGTTATGCACTCCAGATTTTTTAAATAATGCTGCTAATAAAGTATCAAGAAGATTTGGAAAGGGTATGGGTATAAAAATTCATGACATTGTAAAAGACGAGATACTAACTGACTTGATGGGAATAAATTCAGAAAGATTACTGAATTTTGAACCCTGTGTTAATAGTTTCTCATTTGTATCACCATATTGGAATCCATTTACTGCGATTAGATGGTTAGCAGCAAAAGCAATACCAGCTACAAAAGGTAGTGGTCCTGCAGCAACTGCAGGATATGCTTTTTATCAAACAAGATCTGGATATAACTTTGAATCATATGATAGTTTTTCATCTAAAGAACCTGTAATAAGAATGGTTGTTGGACATGATCCAGACGAAATGGAGGATGATGAGGATACAGGAATTCTTCCACTTGATTCTTTGACTGTAGAATCATCTGTTGATTTATTAAGTGGTTTAAATTTAGGATCATATTCAAGTAATGTAATGACATTGGATTTGAAAGATATGAAGTTTGAGCAACATCCATTTAACATCAATAAATATTATCAAGATGTTAGCGTAATGAACTCTCGTATAACACCAGAGTTTTATCAAGGATTTGATACTAACGCAACATACACTAGAATCATGTCTAAGGTATCAGACTCTGCATTATTTACTGAGGGTACATATACACAAGGATTCACAAAGCAACTTTCACAATCCAGTTTAAGGGAAAAATTATTTTATAGTAAAAAAGTGATCGTTGATTTTGTAGCAGATTATTCGTTAGAGATAGGTGAAGTCGTGCAATTAGATGTATATAAAGGAACTAGTGATAGAGAGCAAGACTATGCAGTTTCTGGTAAATATGTTATTGGTAGAGTTGAAAGAACATTTAAAAGTAGTGAAGATAAAATGACCTCTAGACTCACACTATTTACTGACTCGGATGGAGAGGAAGTGGACTCATGAATATAGCTAATTTTATAGGTAGAGAAGGATTTAACTGGTGGATTGGACAGGTAGAGAATGATGGTGCAAAATTTTGGAATGCTGAGTTAGAAGATGGCAATGGTGACTTTGACTATGGTGACTGGGACTGGACTAATAAAGTAAAAGTTAGGATCATAGGATATCATAATCCAAACAGAAAAGAATTACCTACAAGAGATTTACCATGGGCACAGGTATTAATGCCACCCATATATTCACAACGTTCTGGTATTGGATCAGTGCACCAACTGCAACTTAACAGTTGGGTTGTTGGTTTCTTTATGGATGGTTCATCTGCACAGATTCCTATTGTTATGGGGTCAATCAGTGACGAGAACCCGACTAGTGGTTATGGTGTAGCAGGAGGTAAGGAAGAAGGATTTGCACAGTTAGCAACACCAAACTATAAATTTCCAGATCATAATGGTGATGGTAGTTCTGCAGCTAATACTGGTAGTACAGTTCAAACTAATGAAGAAACAGGTGT